ATAGTAGAGTACTGCAAGCAGTTCCTGATATATCAGAGAACTATGTAGTCAACTTAATTAACGAAGCATTGATTGATATGGGTAGATATACTAATCAAATAGAGAATGCTAAAACAGATTTGTTAGATAATAAACTTTGGTATGACTTAGATGACAGTCAGAGCATAACAGTTAACAAGGTGTTTAGATGTTCTATTAAAAATACAAGTGGAGAGTATATAGATATTCCTAGATTAAGCAGTGGGAGAATAAAACAATTTTACAGCGAAACATCAGTAAGTAATGTATTCGTATGGAGTGAAGTATAATGTCAGTAATATCAAGTACGTATAAAGACCCTAGTGATAACTTTGTTTGGTGGATAGAAGGAGATAGAATAGCTATTGCAACTAACATTGGAGATGGTGGAACTACAGAAACATCAGAGAGTAAACTAAAAGCAGTTCAATTAGGTTCTCAAGTTTCTTACCAATCTTCTGGAGACCCTATTCCTAAGAATTTGCTTAACGAAGCTTTAGACACTACAGAAACAGCAGTAGATGTGGATGAAGGTGGTCAATTTTCAGTCAATGAAATGATTCAAGTGGACTCTGAAATAATGTTGATTACAGCTATAAGCACAAATACATTAACTGTTACAAGAGGATATAGAGATACTACAGCAGCAACTCACGCAGACGACTCTGAAATAAAAACAATAAATGTAGTTTCTGGTGGAATAGTAATATCTTATTATGCAGAACCAGACAAACTTACAAGTATTACCGGAACAATAGATATAGACAATTCTTTACAACCGGGTTTAATTGATTACGTAAAAGCAAAAGCTTTAATGGATGCGGCGGCTTCTGCAACAGAACCTACTTTAGCACAGATTAAAATGGCTTCTGCTCAACAATGCATGGCTAACTATAAAGAATGTGTTAGAAGGTATGGAATGAAGAAGACAGATAAGGTGGGAGGAACTAGACAAGTAGCTCCTTCTGATTTACGATAATGTATAGAGGTCCTAACGGGGTTGGGAAAGGAGATAAACCTAGAGCTATAGGTATATCTCAAAAAGAATTTGCAAAACGTTGGGATGCAATATTTAACAAAAAAAAGAAAGAAGGAAAACAAAGTGGCAGAACTGAGTAAAGACAGTAAGTTTACATTTAGTATAGAAACTCTAATTACATTAGGAACAACATTAGTTATGATTGTTACGATGTGGTTTACTTTACAAGCGGATATACAAGAAGCAAAAGAATTACCTGAACCTCCAATAGGCAGAACTGAGTACGACTTAAAGGACCAGATGATTAGAAACACAATCATTGAAACTGAAAAAGATGTACAGGAAATTAAAGAAGAACAAAAAGAGATGCGTACAGATGTTAAAAACATCGAGCGTATGTTGATGCAAAAGTGAGGTATAGAGATGAATTGGTTATATGGTTTTACATATTTGGTTGGTATTTGTTTATCATTATCGCCCTTATATGGTCAAAGTAGTTTAAAAGACTTACAACAGATTCAATTATTGAGTCAAGATGAATGTATAATAGTTCAAGTAAATGCAGACTGGAACTTTAAAGCTTCATTAGATTTAAATGGTTTAAATAATTGCGTATGGTTTAATGCGAGTATAGATAATAAAGAATACGGTGCAATTATTACAGATGAATGGAAGATAGTATCTGTTCCAACTATTATTATGTTTGAATATGGTAAAGAAGTAAAAAGGTTTGAAGCTGGATTAAGTTTCAATTTAGACAAAGATAAAATCATCAAGGAAATCAAAGATGAAATTGATGAAATACAACTAAGGAAGTTTCAATGATATATTTAGCAAGATGGTTTAAACAGATACTAGGTAGCCTAATATTGATTAGTACTTTAGCAGCACAAGACTTTTTTAAGTTTAGCACTATATATGGTGCATATAGCTTTAGTAGTCCTGTAACTAAAGAACTACAATATCAAGTGTCTGGTGGGCAATTACAAGAGTTACAAGAAGAACTAGATGACCATAGTATTATGACTTTTGGTATTAGAAAATTAGCAAGGTTTGGTTATGAAAATAAACCGGAAGTGTGGTATACTGGAGATGAAGCACCTATTAATGAAAGTGTTGCTATTGGTAACGTACCTACTGGTTGGGAATATGTAATACAATATTCTGACCACAAAGAGTTTGAAGAAGAGTTTGTAAACGAACAATATATGTTACGTTATATGGGAAAGAGTTTTTTGGTAAAAGCCAACTACGATTCAAGGGGCTTAGAAGACGTAGAGTTCGCAGCCTTAGATATGCGTTACAAAAAAAATATAGGTAACTTAGCGTTATCACTAGGTGTAGCTGGTAGAATGCACCCTGCGTACCTAGACTTTAGACCTATTGATTTATGGTGGGCTGAACAAGGTATTGACACAGATGAATTTACACCCTTTTGGGATTTTGCTTATTTCTATGGCTATACAGATGAGTTTGTAGAACAATTTACACAATATGGATATAGCTACTTTGATTTTAAGTGGTATAATGCAGAAGGTGAACTTGTAGCAAACACAGATGACCAATTCTATAAACAAGTATACGGAGAGCTGGTTAAGCAATACAATGAAGAATATGCAAAAGACTTAGGGTATCAAAACGAACTAAGTTTATCGGTAGGTGCAGACTATTATAAGTATACACCAAAGAACTGGTTGCATATGTGGGTAACAACTTATCCAGTAACTAAAGGTATGTCTGACTATTCATTTAATTATGACGTAGTAGACAATGGTATGGACTATGACTTAGGTCTAGTTTATGGTTGGAAGCTAACTAAAAAGTTTGGAGTATTTTTAGAAGGTAGATTTTTGTCAATGTATGATGTTCAATCTTATGAATCTAAGGTTGGACTGAACTGGTTGATATACTAATGGCTAAGAAAAAAACAAAGAAAAAAAAGAAAGGCTTGTATGCAAACATACACGCTAAACGTAGAAGAATTAAAGCTGGTTCAAAAGAAAAAATGAGAAGACCTGGAAGCAAAGGTGCTCCTACAAACGCTAATTTTAAAAGAGCTAAGAAGACAGCTAAAAAAAGAAAGAAAAAGAAATAGTGGCTAGAAAAGCAAAAAAATCTATACGCAAGACTACTAAAGGTAAGAATGCTAATTATAGAAAAACTAAGTCTGGAGCAGGAATGACTGCTAAGGGAGTTAGAGCTTATAGGAAAGCAAACCCTGGAAGTAAATTAAAGACTGCTGTTACTGGTAAAGTTAAAAAGGGTAGCAAAGCAGCTAAAAGAAGAAAGTCTTATTGTGCAAGGTCTTTAGGACAACTAAAACGAAGCTCTGCTAAAACTAGAAACAATCCTAATTCTAGAATAAGGCAGGCGAGAAGGAGATGGAAATGCAGATAATATGTGATTGTGGGTGTGGAATATGCCTAAGTTAAATGTAGTAGCAAGTATTATTGACAAAGTAGCTGGTCATGTAGACAAGTTTACTTTAGATAAAGAAGAGAAAGCAAACTTAATCATGGAGATTAATAAGGCTCAAATAGAAGTTAATAAGATAGAAGCAGGTTCTTCTAGTCTATTTAAAAGTGGGTGGAGACCTTTCGTAGGATGGGTTTGTGCTTTTGCATTGTGTTATCACTTTGTATTACAACCTATGATGGCTTTTGCATTAACTGCAGCGGGATACAATATTGTATTACCTGAATTTGATATGACCACTTTAACTACTGTGTTAATGGGGCTTTTAGGTCTTGGAGGAATGCGTAGTTTTGAAAAAGTCAAAAGGTCTGCATAATGCCAAAAAAATCTTTACAGCTCAATGACTTTAGTAAGGGGCTTAACACTAAGTCCTCTCCTAGAGATATACTTCTAAACCAAGTACAAAAATCCGATAATGTAGTTTTATCTAATCCTGGATTAATTGAATCTGCATCTGACTCTACTTCAAAAAGTAGTTCATCCCCGACTTTAACACATACTAAAAAAGGTAACGGAGCATTTATATTTAACTCGGAGTATAATGTAGATACAAGTGGAGGTGCATCAACAAACCCTAGTCAAATAATAGCATACCCTATAGATGACAGTTCTGGAAATACTACTATACAGTTTTTTAGAAGAGATTTTGATACTCCTGGAGATAACTTTGCTATTCAGGGAACTGATACTGAAATAGATATGCAAGTAACTGGTGCAGTAGAGCCAGTATATTATTTTGTAGATGGAGTTTTGTACGTTTCAGATAAAATTGCAGTAGACTCTAGCATAACAACAGAACCTAGAAAACTTGTATACGTTGATAATTCTTCTAGATTTGGTAGCGATGTTAGCGGGTGGTTCGACACTACGATGCAAGTAGAAAAATTATCTACTAAGTTTGAGACTATAACAAAAGGAACAAGTTTTACTGACCCAGGAGTTGGAGAGTTTAGTATAAAATTACAGACAGACCCAACTTTAGACTCTCAATCATTTTTTGATATTATTGAAAATAATGACTCTAATAACTTTCTTAAAGTTACTCCTAATCCAAATGAAACAAATCCAGACCCTACTGCTGACATAAAATTAACAGATAAATTAATTCATTTAAAACTAACAGATGCAAATGATATGTCATCTGTTTCTTTAAACTATGGAGGAAGTAGCGGTATATCAACTGGAGGAATAGCAAATCTTGTAGGAGAAATTATACATATTAACGGCGAAGCTATGAGAGTAAGAAGTACTAATACTTTGAATGGCTCGGCAACTTTAGATGTGCTACAACTTCTTGTTGATAGAGATGTATTTGGAACTGGAGCTTTAGAACACGCTACCGGAGCAAAGGCTCAAACAACCTTAGAAACTAGTATAAGTGTTACTGGCGGTGGATGGGAAGCAGGTTCCTATGAATTTTGTCATACTATAGTAGACTTACAAGACAATGAAACATTACCTCAAACACCTAAAACAACTTTATTTCCAATAACAACTGGTGCATATTTTACTAATGTAGGATTTAGAATAAAAGATACTGGATTCAGTGCATTAAATACTGGCTATAAAAATGAAAAAGGCGTAAGAGTTTATACAAGAAAAAAAGACGGTAACGGTAGATGGATATTATTTTTAGATGTGGATTATGAAAGAGGAGTTAGAACAAATTTATTTGAGGACTTTAATGCATTTACACACCCTTCTGATGACAATTTTGCTGACGTTACAGGTTTAGACTTAGTAAATCCCTCTTTAGATACCTATGAAAGTATTAATGGATACTCACAAGATGAAGAGTCTATAGATTTTGGTACAAAGGGTGGATATAAAGCTGCTACTGTTTGCGGAAGAAGAGCTTGGGTAGCTAACGCAAGAAAAGATGATACGGTATTTGACGATAGAATATACTACAGTCCAGTTAATAGATTTTCAACATTCCCAGATAGCTATTATTTAGATATAGGTATTAGTGACGGAGATTCATTTACAGCATTACATAGCCTAGGTAATAGGTTGTTAGCTTTTAAACAAAAAAAACTATACGTAATTAACATATCTTCTACCTCTGATGCTGGTTGGTATTTAGAAGCAGAGTATGATGGTACGGGATGTAGACAGCAAGAATCGGTTTGTAAAACCCCATTTGGTGTTTGTTGGGTAAATGACGATGGAGTATATTTATTTGATGGACAATCGGTTCCAAGCGAATTAACTGAATCTTTAGATGACAAAACTTGGAGAAATAATCAAGCTACTAAAAATCCGGCTATAGGATATAATAATAAATACAAACAACTAAATGTAGTTCAAGATACTGCTGCAGATACAGATTTATTTGTATTCGATTTTTTAACTAAGGGTTGGAGTAAAAGTGTTAGTTCTATAGGGAGTTCAGGTATATCAAATCTTATTCCTTCTTATGATGGGTTGTATTACCTAGAATATGGAAGTAGTAATACTAAGACTGTTAAGCTTTTATCTGGAGACGTTGGTACTTCTAGTATTGAACTTATTACAAAAGATTTAGACTTTGGAGATATTTTAACTACTAAAAAAATTAGAAAAGTGTATGTATCAGCAAGAGATGCTTCAGCTAATACAACTCTTACTCTTTCTTACGCATTAAATGGAAGCACTACTTATACAGCATTAACAGGTCAGGCGGTTAATAATGCTAACTATCAAATCAAAGCATTTACTGTAGGCCAGTCGTGTCAGTCTGTATCTTTTAAACTTGTTACAAACGGAAAAATAGATATTAACGACATAAATATAGATTACAGACAAACTAATAAGAGACCTTCATAATGCCAAAATCTGGCAACCATAATGTCAATAACATTGACTCTTTCTTTAGAGTAAGACCATCTAAAACTAATATTAGAGAGGGTGAAACAGTATCATTTCTAGAAGATGGAGTACTTGTAAAACAAGAAAAAAGA